TCTTTAGCTGCTGATAAAATAATTCGTGTAAATCTTTTTTCAACTGTGTTTTCAATATCATTAAGACTAACATCAGTCCAATATTTTGAAGATGACGGTGAGAAACCAAAAAGACTTACAAACTCGGATCTTCTATTACAAAGACCATTATTAAAAAGATCATAAACAGCATTTTGTGCTTTTCTAAATAATTCAAGATTTTTATTTTTAGATCTTGAAAATTGGACTTTACCTTGTAAAGGTAAGAGCTCGTTTAGCTTATCAGCTAAATTCTTAAACCCAGGATTTACACCCCATGATGGTTGAAATAATTCGAATTGAAAACCTTTGTACATATTTTATTCTCCGCTTTTTTCATTTTATAGATATATTATACAATAGTTTTTTGTAAATGTAAAGGAAAAAATGCACTTAAATGAAAAAAAGTGCATTTTATTTTTTAAGATTATAGTTTGCTTATTGAATGTTTAGGTAGTGTTTCCCAAGATTTTGTTATGTTTAGCATTTCGCATAGCTTATCCATATACAATTCATGCTTTTCTCTCCACTTTGCTTTCCATTGTTGTTCTGCATATGCATTTGGATGATGTAATAATATTAAAAGACTTTTAGGCATTTGATCAAGCAACATAGGTAATATATGATCGTAAGTAAAGTTAGCAGATGATACTACGAATACTTTATCGACTTGATTTTTATATTTTTCTATCTCTTGATTTTTTCTTTCAAGCATAGCTGGATCACTCCAGTTATTCCAAACTGTATCTGGTCCATAAGACTGCAAAATTGCATTTTGATCTATTAATCTTTTAGTTTCTCTTATTCTAGTGTTAGCCATAGAATCAGTTAAACCCATTCTTCTTAATGAAACTTTTACGTTATCAAAATTTTTGTGTTCATTCCAATAAGCATTTAAAAATTTTCTAACGTCTTCTTTATTAATTTGAAGACTAGGTTCTTCATCGATTTTATTTAAAATCAAGGCGTATTCTCTAAGTTGTAAATCTGAATACTCGTCATGTATTTCTTTTTCTACATAAATCACAGGATATTTAGTAGCACAAGATTTAAGTGCTGCTCTGTATCTATGATTACCATCTAACATTGAATCTGCACCTTTATAATTTCGTAAAATTATTATAGGCTCCATACCTTCGGTGGTACATAACTTATCGTTAATACGTTCAGCTATAGTATCAATGTGCACACTATTAGACGCGACATTTCTAACTTGAAAATGATTAAGTTTTGATATTTCTTCTAATGGTAGTTGTTTTGGTTCTTTTTTCGCTTTTTTGATCGCAGCGATTAGCGCTTTATAGTTATCAAACATACTTGCTCCTTTGCAAAGATTTGAATGAGATTTCGGGTTATTCCTATTTTCTCTATTTTATATATCTATTCTACCATAAAAAAGTAGAAAAGTAAAGGATTAAACTTTAATCTTAGCTAAATATTTTTGTAGACGTATTCAAGAGCTCTATCGGCTTCTTTTTCTAATGGACGTGACTTATACCAATTACCAGTTTCAGTATCAAGTTCTCTACATAATGCTGTAATTTCTTGAGCTGTAATTGGATATTTGTTTTTAACTGCATTACCAGCTGTAGCAACCATGATCTGATACATCTTATGATACCAACCACTGCTACTTATCATTCGATATTCTTTTTCTAATTGTTTTGGAAAGAAAGGACAATTCTTATATGATGACCAATTTACATTTGTGTTATCAAGTTTAGATTTACGATGTTCTATAATTTCTTTTTGCATATCTTCTGGTAGTCTATCGAAAAAATTACTTCCGGACTTTTCTCTGTATGGAACTTTGTTCATTACCACATCAGGATCGATAGCAACGCCATCATTACTAAAGATAAAATTAAAAGCATTATCATATTTTGCTGGAATATAATACATGCGAGATAGATCTTTGGTTTGTTTGTCTCCAACTTCGCCGAGTATTGTTTGGAGAGCAAACCAAAAGTGTCGAATCTTTTCAGCTTGAACATTTTTTGTAAGTGGAAAGACAATACGAAACTTTGGTAAAGATTGTGTACTGCTAGCAGTAGAATAGCAGACAAACTTATAACTACCAAACTTAGCACGAAGATTGTCATATAAATCTCCTTCATATTTAAAATCATCAACATCGACTGCGCACCAGCCAGCCCATATTGTAACATTATCATTCGCACGAGTAGTATTAGGTTTATACTGTGCCGGCGACATAAGTGGTGCATCTTTCTTAGTTTTTATAACTCGATTTGATAGACCATACAATGCTTTTTCGAAAGCATCAAAGTTTTCAAACTTTAACTTTTTCTCAGTCTTATTATCAAATATACTATTGAAAAGAGTCAGTGATATTTCCATGATTTCCCTTATGCGTTGGACCTTCCCATCCTTCAGGCTTTACTAAATCTGGTAATCCAAGAGGATTAGGTCTGCCTTCTTTAATGCCAACTTCTTTTGACATATTAGCTTTATATACTTGATCCCATGCTTTGTTAGCATCAACACCAAATACTTCAAGTGTGCCGATAGCAAAAACACATAGGTCTATAATACCATCAACTATTTCTTCTGGATTATTATCTTTAAATGCTTGCTTTGTTTCATCAAGTTCTTCTTGCATCATTTTAATTCTAAAATCCATGTACTTATTTAGTCTTGACCAATCGGATTTCTTTTCTTCATTCATCCATTTGTCGACACCATATTTCTTATGCATGTCTTGCATATCTTTAAACCAGTTTGTACTCATACGAAAAAATCCTCCAAGGTTGCTTGTTCTTCGGCAGACCAGCCGATTGGGTTGAGTATTAAATTTAATGGTTCGATAAATGTTTTTTCGAACTGTAAATCATAGTTAATATAGTTATGTAGTTTTAATTCTTTTGGTAACACATCTTTAAATGATACCACGTTTTGTCTTATTGAGTTTGGTAATTTTAAATATACAAACTTAATTCTATCACCATTTGTTATAAGTTCATATTTGTTATTTAGTTTATTTTCTTTAAGATAATAATTATGTAATAGAGAACCTCTAACGTGTATTGGACAACTCTTTTTAAATATTGTTTTTCTATCATGCCAATCTGTAATGTTTGTAACTCTACGAGGAAAGGCTATTTCTTCTGGTTGTAAACTTTTAAATTCTGCTTTAAAGTTAGCAATAAATTTTTGTGTTTCATCTTCGGTACCAGATATTATTAATTTGAATGCTTCTTTAAATTTATTACGAACTATTTCAGGTGTTGATGATTTAATTGCTTCAATACCCATAATCTTAAGTTTTGGTTCTGAATATTGAACACCTTCATTATTATGTACATTGAGAATATATCTTTTCTTTGCAGTCCAGATACCAACATCTGATATTGCTTCTCTTGCCATGACCATTCTATTCTTATATGCATTGTGCATAATGTAAAATTCATGATAAGCTTTTTCTATAGCAGGTTCAAAATGTTTCTTGCAAATTTCATCTAAGAATAAAACGGGATTCTTTGGTGTGAATTTCTCCACAAGTGGTCCAAAGTTAACGTATAAAGAATCCGTATCAATAGCAATGACATAATCTTTATCAGTCTTAAGTAACTTGTTTAATTCTTTATTCATAGTTTGTTCAGCCCACTTAATTGCTTTTTGACCAGTAAGAGTTACACCTTCAGCAAGTGCTGGTCTGAAATATAAAAAGTGTTTGTTAGCAAGTGCACCATATAAACTATTAAGCAAGATTTTAATAGCTACTTGACGATTTTCAAGAGTGTTTATTTCTTTATCAAGCTGAACTGTATAACCTTTTTGTATTTGAGATTTAGCAGCCAACATCATCTTCTTTACTGATACACGTTCATCATAATATTCTTCAATGATTTGTGGAAGTACACCTTGAAAATCTTTACGATAATATGTTTCATTAGCAGCTCTAACGTATTTATCAGGATCATCAATATGACTTACTATTGTTTCTGGTGACATATTGTTTTGAACAATGATATTAGGATATAGAGAATTCAAATCAAATGATACTACCCATTGATATTTTTTAGGGATTGGATCTTTTACATAACCACCAGCAATATGGCTTTTGTTATCTTTAATTTGATAATCGTCAAACTGTTGAGTAAGAGGAGTTATAATATTGTGTTGATTTAATTTTCTACAGATAATTGATTCCCATATGGCCGTAACACCAAATGTGTCTTGATAATTAACACCACCTTTATAAGCTACAGTAATAGCTAAAGTAATCAATCCAAGTTTTTCTTCAAGCCTATCAACCAGTTGAACATCTTTCATATTATAATCAATGTACTTTTGATAATCATCTTTATAAAGATTTTTAAGTGAACCTGATTCTTCATATGAAAGTTTCTTTTCACCAAGTACAACATAAGCAATATGATTCAATGCGTATGATTCTTGTGGACCATATGTATAACCAAACTTTTGAAACAATTCCATGTAATCAAGTGTTTGTATTCCAGGAATTTCATAAACCATATTTTCTTTACCACGACTTGGCACCATTCTTGGAGGTGGTATTTGTAATCCATAAGGAGAAAACCTTGATAACCATTCAATGCCTAAGACTTTAGAAACACGATTAATAATATATGGTATATCAAAAAATCTTGTATTCCAACCAGTTATAACATCAGGTGTAATATCTGGGTGAGACCAGAATTCTATAAACTTAGTAAGAAGTTCTTCTTCACTGTTACATTGAACATACTTAACATCTTTTATAAGAGAGTCTTCGGTTTTAAAATCGCCATAACCCCACACATGATATGTTGAAAATTTACTTGACTTATATGATATTGATAATATAGTATGAGCAGCTTGGTCTGGATATGGAAAGCCATCATCATAATCTGTTTCAATATCGAATGTACCAACATTAATCATATTACGATCAAATTGAATATCTTGTGGAAACTTATCCATTACATATTGCGTAGTAAATCTTTTATTACCATATATACTTCTACCTGATACTTCAATATTATCTTTGAACCATTGACCAGCTTCATACATACTGTTAAACTCTACAGGTCCAACATATTGTCCATCTAAACTTTTAAAATTTGTTTTAGTATTTGATGTGACGTAGAATTTTGGTTTGTAATGTTCTTTTTTAATAACTCTATCGCCGTTATTTGAATAACCACGATAGAAGATATTATTTTTGTATCGATATAAGTTTGTGTAAAATGCCATTAGAATCCTGGGTGGTTAGTTGATTTTGGACGAAGCCAAGGCCAATTATTAGTAGACCAGGCGTTGATGAGGTTTGGTATGTTGATATTATAGTGTGATAATTCGTTTTGGTTTTGTTGTAAATATTGAATTTTATGTGGAATTGTTGGTAGTGATTGAAATTTAATATAATGTTGTTGTAATGTAGTCATAAGCTCTCCTTCAATTATAGATCTATTATACAATAGTTTTTTGTAAATGTAAAGGAAAAAATGTGATTTTATAGATAAAAATCACGACCGTTTTCGAGTTTGTATAATGATAGTTCGAAAAGGAAAAATGCATCTAAGTTGAAAAAATTAAATATACACCAAGAATTTGAAGCATAATGAATACAAACGCAAATATCATTATTTCAATATCGTCGTCTTTACGTTTTTTTCTATTCACACAGCAAAGCTTTCACCGCAACCACAAGAAGCGACTGCGTTAGGATTAATGACCTTAAGATAAGATCCTCCAAACTCTGTAACATAATCTATTGTACAACCTATAACAAACATTTCTGCAATTCTATCTATGTACAAGATATCTTCTACTAAATGGCCATCTACTGGATTATCTAACATATCCCATTTATATTGAAATCCAGAACAGCCACCACCATTAACAGAAAGAAATGCATACTTCTTATCTTTAGCCCATGTCATTTCTGTTAAATAGTCCTTTGCTTTTTCGGTTATGGTTATCATCTTACTCTTGATACTGAGCCATTTGGTTTTGCTAATAGTGCTTCAAAACTTACATCTGGATAATCTTTTTGTAATGATAAAAATACCTTTAAGTTTGACATAGCATCATCAAATAATCTTATACGTTTGTATATTTTTTGATCTAAGTATTTTTTAAAGATAATTTCTTTATTTTTTGCAGCTGGACCTGCACCAAGATTTCCAGCTCTTTCAACATAGATTTTATCTATGTCAATTCCTTGTTTTCTAAATGTATCTAGAAATAATTTTTTATTATCAAAGTTAGGTCTTGCAGTTACAATGATAACCTTTGAACCTTTTCTTGTTGCGTTTTTTAAAATCGCTTTAACTTTATTAATCATTCTCGCGATTGGTGTTGACGTCTTGTTAAATACTTCGGCGTTTTTAAATTCGCCGAAGTCATATTCTTCACCAGATTTTTTCTTATATGTATTAAATTCTTGGTTATTCAGTTTTTTAACAACTTTTCCATCTTTAACAACTTTTACTTGAGCTTTAGTGATGAACATGGTTTCGTCAATATCGAAGATTGTTAATCCTTTTCCTTCAGCTTCAAGTAAAAATGTTTTAAAATTTTTCATTATAGTTATTATACCACAGTTTTCTTTAAAAGTAAAGGATTAATTTCGATAAATTTTTTGAATATAATCCTCGAACTGTTCTACTTTTTCTAATCGATTTGGCCAGAGAATATATTCTTTCTCTGGATTCTTTTTTAAATTTGTTAATAATGGAATGATTGCATTGTACAACTTATCTATTTTTTCTTGAGTATTAAGCGCAGATGCTCCAAGAGTTTCCGCCTGTGTTGCTGCTTTTTGAACAGCTTCAAGTTCGTTTTCATCTACAGCAGTAAAACCAAAGTCAAAATCTAAATCGTCTGTCATTAGGCTAGTGCTCTCATTCTTTTAACTAATCTACCAGCTCTATTTGGAACTTGTCTATACCATGCAGAATCAATCATTTCATCTGCAGCTTTATTCCAATCTCGAGAATCTACACCGGCTTTCATACCTTTGAACTTACTAAGCCTTGGTCTACCCATATTAAACATCATGTTCGCAATGATTAATTGGCATTCTTCTGGGAGTTCATCAAAGTCGGGGTATAATTTTTTGCAGTCGTCGATGACTGTTTCAACGTCGTTATCAAATGCCTCTGCAACTCTATCTTCTGAGACAGGTGTTCCAACCTCTTCTCCATATTCTGGATCAGTATCGATAACCAGATGGCCAATCCCAAAAGTAGGATAGCCGAGATGATCATTATATATTTCATACTTTACTCCTTCATCAACTTCAAGTTCTTTTCTTAATTGATCTATATTCATCTTGTATCCTCCTATAAATTTCTATTTATAATAAAAAAGGCGGGAACTGGCCCGCCTCTTTATGCTTTAACACTTAATTAGAAAGTAATCTTAGCACCAACAGTTGATTCTGTACGTACAAAATCAGTGTCGAAATCGTTCTTTAGGTATAAACTAACAGTGTCAGCTACACCATAAGAAATATCTAGATCAGCACCTTCGTGATTCATATTGAGATCATTTGTTGTACTGTTCCAGTTAATTTGACCAGTAACACTTAAGTCACCAAATTTTGTAGTGGTTCCAATAAAAGTGTTATTGATCTTTGCCTCAGTTTCACGCTCAACACCAAAGTAAGGTGTGAATGTTGAAGCAGGCTTATTTACTTCTGCAAAACCAGCAGAAGCTATGACGCTAATTACGCCAGCTAAGATTAAAGTTTTCATCTTTACTTTCCTTATTAGTTAGCATTTATTTTTAAGATAAGTAGTCGTTTTCTTCTTCAGTGTAGGGCCACATTACTTTTTACCGTAATATTCTTCTACAGCTTTATCATTCATATTTTGTAGAATTTGTTTAAATTCTTTATCCTGATAAAAACCTAAAGAACACAATTCTTGTGCAACTCTTTTATTAGCAGACATTTGCAATCCGAATTGAATTTTCTTAAGTGATTTTTTAAAGAAAGACGACACTGCGTCACAAAAACTGCATGCGTATGCAGTGATTTCCATAGTTGTCATTATTGACTCCTCGTTTAATTTACGTTATGTTAATTGTACGAGGCTGCTTTTCTTTCGGTAGAACCACTTCTAAATTGACAGTTAGTATTCCATCCGTTAGATCTGCACCAGTTACTTCGGTATATTCCGACAGTCTGAATGATTTGTTAAACTTACGTGCACTTATTCCTTTGTGTACATAAGCATCTGCTTCTCTACGTTTATCTCTATTTCCTTCGATGGTAAGGATATGTTCCTTCACCTTAATTTCAATGTCTTTTTTCTTGAAGCCGGCTACAGCCATTTCAATAACATATTTGTTATCTTCTTCTCTTACGACATTGTGTGGTGGGTATCCATCGTTTGCATGCGTATGTATATCTTGCAATGCATCGAAAATGTGATCAAAACCTAAAAAAGCGTTCCTTGGGAAAACAAAGTTTCCAGTCATAGTATCCTCCTGTTAAGCAAGGTTGTTGTACGGACCCGAACCATTCGGCATCCTATAATATATATAATACTTTTTTTTCAAAAGTACATAGCTTCAGCTGATTTTTTTTTCATAAGCTTCTTCAAATGCTTCTTCTCTTATCCACATCTCTTGGTTGTACCAACAGCGCTTAAAATAGTTATCATAACAATCAAGTGCTGTTTTTTGACTACAATTAATATGTCCTTTAATAAAAAAGAACATTCTATAAGCTTCTTTAATTTTGTTTTGTTCCATTACCAATATTGTATTTCGGACATAATTCCCATTGATCTTTATCCTTAAAAGAAATTATTTTAATTTGTCTTAAAGGTGCTATTGGTTGTAGTTGTTCTTTATTTTCTACTGTTAATAATCCCCAATCGCTCATAAGTGTTGCTATAGTGTTTCTACGCCCCACATCATTCTCTTCAAGATTAGATTTTTTACCATCTAATAAAAAGAGTTCTTTAAAATGTACAATAAAATATCTTCCTTGTTTGTGTAGTATAT